GAACCTGTTGCACCTGTAGATCCTGTATCTCCAGTAGTGCCTTTTTGACCTTTAGATCCAGTGTCTCCTGTTAAACCAGTTTGACCTTTCTGACCTTTATCACCTGTATTACCAGTAGAGCCCGTATTACCCGTGACTCCTACTTCTCCCTTTTGACCTTTATCTCCAGTAGGACCTGTTGGACCTGCAACATTACTTACCCCTACTGAACCTTTATCACCTTTTGTACCTTGAGTACCTTGTGCACCTGTAGCACCTTGAGTGCCAACAGTTACAACAGATATATCATTAGGACCTGTAATAGTTATGCTTTTTACTATGCTCATCTACTTACATTTCCTCTAATAGAGTAGGTGCCTTCTAATATTCTATCTACCTTGCCATTTGAATCTGTCAACTCAATATCATAAACACCATCACCTACTGTTAAGTTTGTAGTGTCTGTAGCTGATATTTGTAGAATGACAGTACCTGCAGAACCACCCATAGTGATTCTACTATTAGCAACTGTTAATGTGACTACTTCTGAGGAATCATCTTGATTTTTACGCAGATCCATTTCTGCGGAATAACCTGTAAGGTTAATGACTGTATCACTAGCATCCTTAAGAGTTAGCGTGTGCTTGAATGTAGCTCCTTGCTCAATGATAAAATGATGATACCCTGCTGCCATAAATAATTCCTAAATATAATATGGTATCTACCATTTCAGCTTCTGCTGTTAAAAGTATAACAAAGAACTAATGTTACTTGCTTTTCTTTGTTGTTTTCTTAGTAGATTTTTTCTTGGCTTTAGCTTTAGGTGCTTCTCCACCTTCCCATGCTTCATTGACATCAGGTGTTGATTCGTCATCTCCGATCAACTGACCTTTTTCATTTCTTGCTCTTACTGGCTCTACTTCAGCTTCTACTTCTACTATTTCTTCTGCTGAATCCATCTTGACTTCCATAGCCCATCCGTTTTCTACAAAAGTTTGCATGACATCATCTTGCCATTGACCTTCAGATTCTATGATCTCGTCAGCCTTATATAATTTTACATCTGTTCCATGTTCGTTTGCTGACGCAGGTTTTGGAACCATGATTTTAAATTTCTTTGCCATAATTATTTCCTGTTAAAAGAGGGGGGAATTTCACCCCCCAAAATCAATAACTAACCTTATGCAGGTGCGTGTCTAGGCTTACCTAGAATTACACTTGCAGCCATAGGTGTAGCTGTACCATGCGTTCCACTGAAGTTCGCAACAACTCTTATATATCTACTATTACCTAGATATTCTAGCTCACTTACGCTAGGTGTCTCAGCATTGTCATCCAATGTGAGAAAGTTGCCGTTAGCACCTAAAGTGCCATTAACATCTGCAGAAGTCGCATCTGACCAAGAAGAATTGTCATCAGATACTTCTAATTCAAATTCAATCTTGTTAGTGCTACTTAGAGTGATACCTTCAACACCGCAATTAACAACTACTAAAGCATTTTCATACCCTTGTGTGTCAACTCCAACTCCGTTGGCATCCGCATCTAAAGCAGCAGGAACAACACTTGCTACGATTTTTAGATTATTACTTAAATCATTCATATGTTATCTCCTTATGCTGATACTTTCTGTTTAACAATGGCTTCAGCTTGTATAACCTGTCCACCTACTCTACGCCTTGCAATGTATCTTACATTACCAGTTGTAGCTTGTGTGAACGGATCTCTGAGAACCGCTAGTGATACACGATCTACGATCATATATGCTCGTCTGAAATCACCAAAGGCGATAGGATAAGCATTTGCACCAATGTCTGCCATGTCTGTAGCTTCAATGTAAGGATGACCTAGAATAGTGTTTATTGCACCACCTTCTAAATTCATGCCTGTTTGAAGGATATACTGACCTGCAGTGTCCTTTAGCTTTCTGATTGCAGAAAGAGTAGATCTGTTAAAAACAAATACACCATTCTTACCATAATCAGACTTAACGCCATGTACTAATGAAATTAAACCATCAGCAGTTAAAGCAGCACTTGCACCACTATTAACTTCTGAGACTGAACTATTAGTCATGAAGCCTTCAGGTTTACCAACAGCATTACCAGTACAGAAAGCTGCACCTTCAGCTTTTGCAAATTGCTCTGCAAACTCTGACTGCATTTCTGCTTCAAGATTAAAGACTGAATCTTCTAAATCTTGTTCTGATATATCCACCATTGCGTAATGCTCGTGAGCAGGTAGCTCTTCCAAGCCAACTTGCCAACCAGTAGTCTCTGATCTAGTTCCTGATTCGCTTACCCATTGAGCAGCAAATTGTCCAGTCCTTTTAGGGATCTGAATGGATCTCTGACCAGTTGATCTTACTCTAGCAATTTGTCTGATAGGTGAGATTTCAGTCACATCTTTGATCAACTCTCTCACATATTCAGCAGGTGCTAAGTAACCACCAGTAGAATCATTACTTACAGTAAGTGCTTTCTTCTCCATTGCATCAAGACCTTCAAGACCTTTTCTGCAATATGAATCCCATGCACCCATATACTCATCTACAGCTTTAGTATCCATACCTGAATTAGGGCGTGTTAGCCTTGTTTCAAATTTTTCAACTGTTTCCTGTAGGTTCTTTTGTGATTGCTCTGCAGCCACTAGCTTCTGATTAACTTCTTCAAGAGTGTTTAATTTGCTCTCAATGTTAGCCATCTTCTGATCTAGTTCCGCAACGCTTTCACCTTTATCTAGCTTCTCAAGTCTCTCATCATTGACTTTCTTAAATTCTGAAAAAGTCTCTCCAAGATCTTGAATAGCTGTTTTTATATCTTCCGACATAATTATCTCCTATTAAGATTTTAAGGTTAAAGTTAAGTTCTTTATGGCATCTACCAATTCAGCATTTTGATTCTCAGCTTCTCGCTGATTAACTTCAAAAGACTTAGTAACTGCTGCTGCAGCCACTTTCGCTTCAGAACGGGATAGATGGAAAGCATCACGCAGCCCCTTTTCCCACTCTCTTATAGAAATCTCATCTCCTTTGACAGACATTACTGTTGCCTTAGGATTCATTGGAAAAGTTACCAATGAGACTTCCATTAAGTCTACTTCTTTAATAAGTCGCTTATTGCCACGCTTATCATATGAAACTTGGTCAGGGTTTACTCTAAAGCCTATTGATAGACCATCAAGAGCTCCCATCTTTAATAATTCATAGGCTTCTGCACCTGCTTGTGTTTTAAGTGCTAACCTACCTTTGACTACTAACCCGTGCTCATCTTCTTTGATTGAATCAAAGACACCAATAGGCATATCAGACTTATGCTGATATAAGAGCTTCACACTTTGGGGTTTTCTTCGTTTGAGTGATTTAGTAAAAGCTCCCGCTTCTATGACATCATTTCCTAGATCTTTGTTTCCAAAGACAGATCCATATCCTTGAAAAGTACCATAATCTTTATCTTCTTCTTCATCTTGATAGGCTTTGATTTCTGACTTGATTTCTATAAATGACTTCACTTCCTCTCCTGTAAGCTCAGTGTATTCTTCATGAGTCTTACATGGCATATAAACTGTATTACCATCTTCATCATGTGAGTGAGATCCTACACACCCTATTTCTTTAGCTCTTGCATTTGCTTCAACAGGATTGTCAAAGACATCCTTTCTTATTTCTTCTTTGCTGTCATTCACACTGGAATATTCTGTAGAATCAGGCTGACTAGCCTTGACATCTATTTCATTGTTTGAATATTCTTCAACTGCCATAGTGTCAATCTCCCAAAATTATAAATCACTATATCTAGGATTTCTTGTTATATAGTATCTCAAGAGCAACTTTAGCACAATATGTAGTGATATTATAAAATAGTTCATTTTGTTCTTGCAGTGTATTCCAATTTGGGTTTATAATAGATTCATAATCAATTAAAAGCTCTTAGAGCAGGACAATAAAATGACAAACTCAACTAACATCTCAGACTTCATCAGCAACCTTGTTGATACAGAATTAGAACTAGAAGGCAGACTAGACATTCAAGTAGGCATGGCTGCTACTAGATCAAGTGGTTCTGATAGCTATCCTTATACTGTCACTGAAATCACTGGTAAGAAAGGTAATAGAACTATTACCCTAAGAAAAGATGATCATAGACCTGATGGAAATCATAGTTTTGAATATGGTGGAAAGCAGTCTTATATCTATATTCCAAACCCTAACGGAGCTGAGCAATATGTTCAGGAAAAAAACTGGGTACATGACAACACTTATAAAGTTTCATTTAAAAATGAAGCAACTAATAGATTCAGAAAAGGTCATGGATATATCCACTTTGGTACAAGAAGATATTATCAAGATCCTTCCTTCTAAGGAGGGGTTTTTCTAAAGGGGGTCTATGACCCCTTTTCTTTTTCTAAGCTCAGTAGAGCTAAACTGGTGCTTCCTAGAGTTATAATAAACCTCTATTCCCATCTCTTCACATATCTGCTTTCCAGTAAAATATTGATCCATATATTCGGATCCAATGATCCTAATATCTAGGGGTAAGGTGTAAAGAATATCTCTTAGCTCCTGCTCTCTGTTATAGACAATAATGTCATCTACCCACTTGATAGCTTTGATCTGTATTTGCCTTTCTACTATGGATTGAATTGGTTTATTCTTTTCAGGTCTATCTATTGAGGGATCTAACTGGATTGCTACAAGCAGGTGATCACATACAGCTTTAGCTTCTTCAAGCATTGCTATATGTCCTGCGTGTAATAAATCAAAAGCTCCTGCTGTTATACCTTTCTTCATATGTCTATATGTAAATATCTATTATTGTTCCTTTGTAAGATTCTATGAATCTATACTTTTTATACTTCATCCATTCAATAGATACAACCCTTCAAACAACCAACTTAAAATCTCTTCTTCATCAGGATCTTTGGTCTTGTATGATCTTAAGAGTTTTCTTGCTGCTTTAATGTTTTCTACTGAGGGCTGATCTCCTTCTATTAGTTTGTTATATTTTACTTGTAGCTGATTGATATTCATTATCTAGGTTTCCCGAAGTTGAAGTTCCTTCCATGTTCCATAAAATCTTCTATCACCAATAAAAATTGTGGTGAAATCAAGGCATCATGACCGCCCTTAGCCCATAGTGCAAAGTTCTCAGCAAACCATTCTACAGGCTGACTGTTGCCATACTTTGAAGGACCCCAATAGGCTCTGCCAAGTGGACCTGTCTCTTTAAGTCCTAGATTATATTGAACTCTGTTTTTAATAGCTTCTTCAGCAAAACCTGAGTATCTCTCAAACATTGCAGGTTCAAGAGTATTCATATAAGAAGCTAGATCTGTAAAATCTAAATGCAATGATTGATGAACATGATGACCATACTCATGATACATAAGAGCCTTAAATTCATCTACACCATTATCCATATACGCCTTGACAGAGTAAGGAATATCTTTAGCATCATCAGCTCTTGTCCATTTTGATAGTTTCATGTAGTCAGGTTTAGATGCTTCTGTAGCTGCATCACCAATTTCCTTTACAAGATCCTCTGCAGTCTCAGCAGAAGCATAGGCTATTTTTTTGCTCATGAAATACTTTCTAACATTTTTAAGATTTATATTCATGACACCATCACCCATACTTGCGTTCATTCTTTTATTTCTACCTGCACTTTTTAAACCTCTTAAGGGGGGTATACCAAAGGCTTCAGACATTTTATTCATATCTCCTAAGGCTTCGTCTAGTGCTTCAAAGAACATCTTAGACTCAAATTCTGTATATCCTGCGTTCTTTAATTGTGTTTTTGTGATTGCAGTTCTTCCAAAGTCTCTTGCATGAGTTCCTCTAAATCGGTGAATAGCATCACCTGACTTAGCACTTTGCCTTGCATTAAAAAACGGATCTGAAGCTAAAGCTCTTGGATTTTTCTGATTGGCTACTCCCCACTTCTTAGAGTTATTCTTAATTGTCTCTTGAATCCTTTTTAAAGCATTACCTGATCCTAATGCTCTTGCTACAGTGTCTCTGAAGTTTATTCCTTGCGGTGTAAATCCACCTCTTGTCATCTTAGGTACATATTTTGGAACAGTGTCAGTTATGCCATCTACTGAATCACCTGCTAGATCTCCATCTAATTGATCTTCTGCTTCTACATAGACAACAGTGCATCTACAGTTAATAACATTCTTAGCACCACCTGCAGGATCTCCTGCATATGCCATCCTAGCTCCTGCTACAAGGAACTTCTCATCCATGCCTACAATAGATCCATTTACTTCAGCATGAAAAGATCTTGTTCTCTCATCAGAAGTAGCCACCCACTTCTTGACCATCTCTATTCCTAGATCTCCCTGAAGCTGCTCATGGTATTTGTGATTAGAGAATGAAGCTGCATTGTGCGTTTCTGTTCTTGCTATTAGATTAGCTCTTCTAAGACTGATGGGTAAGAACTGATTAGCTACATTCCTTGTGATCTGATCTAAAGTTAAGTTGTCAGCTCTGCCTTGCCCTATAAGCCTGAGGATCTTCTTAGACATATCATCAGCTATGCCTGATAAAACAAACTCCTTAGATCCGAAATAGAGAGCTATCATTGATTCAAATTCTTTGGATCTGCCAAATACAAACGCTTCCTGAGACTTAAATAGTCCTTTATACAGCTCTTCATTGCCCTTATAGACTGCAAGATGAACTCTTCTATAGTGGCTCATCATTACTGGAAAGAGATCTTCTTTTAGTCTTTGTGATGCTGCCTGAGGTTCATAGATCCCTGTAGTCTTATATAAGTAGAGATTGGTATTAGTGAACTTCCTGAATAGGTTAGATAGGTTCTTATTACATCTCTTAGAAAGATTATTAATAAGCACTCTCTGCTTTCTAGCTTCTAGCCTAGAGTTTACTCTGCCCCTTTTAAAGGTATGAAATTGCTTAGTCTTTAGTTTCATTTACTTGAGAGAGGATGTCCTTTAGGGAATAGGTCAGTATCATGCTTCCCACTCCTGAACTTCCCATTTCTCAAGGCATATAAATAACTGTTGACTCTTGCATAAGCCCACTGCTCTTCTGAGTTCACTGTAGGTCTAACAGAGCTAGGATTGCTTCTATAAGCTCCTACACCTCTATTAAATACTGATGTAAGGGTTCTTACATTTGTTTTCTTTGTCTTGCTGTCACCATGCTTTTCATTATGATCATCAGCTTTCTTTTGTAATCCTTTCTTTACTGCTGCACTTACTTTGGTAATAGTCGGAATGTTGTTCTCTAAGAACTCATGATCAAACCATCCTGACTTAGCTTCTTCCCTTTCTATAGCATCTCGTTTTGATTTAGACCATGCAAAGCCTGAGTCTCCACCCCAAAGCAGCCACGCTATCTTACCTGCAGACGGATAGCCTTCTTCTCCTGAGTTGAAACCCTGACCCTGTTTATCTACTTCATGCCTACTGAAGAAACTATACATTCTTTTAATTGTTGATAAGGAGAGGTTCTCTCTAGCTACTAGCTGATTAGCTCTAGCAACTCCTATAGAGGTTCCACCCCTTTTATGCTTTTTTCTGAGTGCCAACCCTCTCTCTGCGTTATTCGCCATAGTTGCAGTTGGCTTAGTGTCTATATCACTTAGAGCTTTAGCAGTGTCTATGTCTTTGCTCATAGATACCCAATCATCAAAGTCTTTATCATCTTCCTCTTCTGCTTCTGCAGGATCATATGTTTCAAGATCTTCTTCTTCTACTGGATCTGCAGGTTCAGGAACATCACCATCACCAAGAGGGAACATATTAGCTGCAACATAAAGACCATCTCCGCCATCTACAGGCTCTAGTCCTATTCTTTCTCTAGCTTCATTCCTTGTCATGATGCCTTCTCTTACAGCACTGGTGACATTCTCATAGATCTTCTTTCTCCTCTCTGAAAGAGCAGGAATAGAATCAATATCAAACTCTATGCTTAATCCATCACCGAACATTGGAACTAACCATTCATTCATGTCACTTTGGACCTTAGATAGATAGGGAATAATTGTTTCTTCATACAGAGCTAATCTTGCTTCTGCTACATTTGAATAAGTTTGTGAATCAGGAACTCCTACTAATTGAGAAGGAACACCAAAGCACATAGCAATATCAGTAGCTGATAGATGTTTTAGATTTAAGAAGTCCATATCTTTTGGACTTAGACCCATTTCCTTCCAGTCAAAGTCTCCCTCCAATAGCATTGGTCTACCTGCATTACCTGCACCACTAAATCTGTTGTTTAAGTCTGTTAGAAGTTGTTGCCTTTGTGAATCAGTTAAGTTCATGGCAAACCCTGCATCATCTTGTGGCTTGAATATAACAGCTCCTGATGGTCTAGCTCCGTTAGCTAAAAGGTTTACATTATGCTTTGCCATCATATTATGTTGATCTACCTCTACTGCTGCTGCAGCTAAAGGTGAACAGCCATAGTAATCATCCATAGGATTCCATAGTTTGATATGCTTAAGCTCACTGTAACCATTGTCTTGATCTACATCATAGGTTCCCTGAACTTTGCCATTGATCTTATAAATGTATTTTTCAGGTATAGGGTTTCCACTGCCCTTGATTTCTATCCTGTCAGGTCTAAGTTGATGCAGCTCTCTTGGGGCTCCTCTGTCGCTACCTGTTTTAAGAACATATGTATTACCACTAAGCAGCAAGTATCCATATAGAGATCCAAAGAACTCTGAATAAGACTGCTGAGGATTAGGTCTATTGAGTAGATCTAATAGCGGATGTTCTTCTAAGATGGTGTCATTCTTGTATCTAACCTGAAAGCCAACTGCTGCAGCTCCTTTAGCTATCTCATTCACACATCTATAGACTATAGCGTTTTTAAGATACCCTTCTTTTGCTAGATCCTGATATTTATAAGCCTTTGGCTCTTCAGTTCCTACACCAAAATAACCCATCATATTTGAGTTCTTGGTTTCATTAGGCTGATTTCTATTTAGCAACCTATCTAAAATGTTTCTATTATCTGCCATATCAACTTATTCTCCAGTTTACATTTCCGCTAGACTTGCTAAGTTCAGTTAAACCCCAAACCAAAGCATCTAGTCTATCAGGAGAGCTTTGTGTATCGCCTGTATAACTACACATCTGCTGTTCTAGCTCAGGGAAAGCACCGACATGATGCACCCTTCTCTGCTCATATAGAGCTGCGATTGGCTCGGCTCTAAGGATCTTACCCCTTGTAGCCCTGACAGATCTATAAGGAACATTTGTATCTATGTTTCTTATTAACCTCTCAACCAAGTCTCCACCATTATTAGTTTCACATATAATTCTATCTGCTTCCCATTCATAAAAAGCATTAACACATATTCTACCCCATTTATCAGCAGTATGTCTGCCTGATAGATCTTCTAGGACATAGAACTCATTATTATAATCCTTACCTACTATCACTATACCAGTCTCATCAGAGTTGTCATTAGCGGTGACAGCAGGATCTACCGCTACTACTATCTTCATTAGATCCCTATCATCATTGATTCTTGCTTCATCTATCATCTTAGGATTCCATAAGGTGCCTTCAAAGTCCTCTATGATCTCTGCATACAGCTCCTGCCTTCCTAGATTGGTGCCTTCATACTTTTCTTTAAGCATGGCTAATGCTGACTCAGCTAGATTAGCTTCATTCTCAAAAGTAGATCCTCTTGTAATATGAACATCATCTCTTTCAATAAGATCTTTAATTAATTTAGTTGGCTTAGGAGTAGTGGTTATTGTGACCTGAGGTTTATCTCCTAATCTAAGACCAAACAAAAGCTGATCAAAGGCTTCAGGATATCTCCATGATGCAACTTCATCACACCATGCTCTATGAAACTGAGGTCCTCTTAATCTCTCAGGTTCTTGAGCTGCAAATCCTATGATCTTAGATCCATTCCATAAACGGATCTCTGAAACTGTTGAGCTATATCCTGCCTGTTCTTTAGATTTAAGGAGACATTCTTTAGGTATGATTGAGAGTAATCCTGATGGACCACCAAAACAAACTCTTCTGAGATCTCCATGAGTGGGAGCTACTACAGCACAATTAACATTAGCATTATCCATTGCATAGATTGCAATATCTTCAGCTCCAGTTCTAGTCTTACCCCATCCTCTACCTGCTAATATAAGCCAAACTAAATAGTCTGTAATAGGTGTAAGCTGCTTCTTCCTAGCAGTTGTCAGCCATTCAGTGTAATGATTCGCTGTCGCTGTTGATGCGGTCTCGTTTAACTCCGTGTAGGAGGTCCATAACTCTTCTGAACGATTCCGCTTCTTTGACAGTGCTGTTGACATTGATGTTCTCCGTGACTTCACCCATAGCAACCTTGCTTAGTTTCTGAGCTACTGTAAGAGCATTACATAGTCCTAATAATTGTTGAGGTGGAAATGGTTTACTTTTCATCTTCAAGGCATCAGTGTTCATCTTAAAGTAATATTCTACTTGCTCAATGATCTCCTGAGACTTGCTTATAAATTTATCATCAAAAGCCTTGCCCTCTTTTACAAGATGCTTAGCTCTCTTCTCATTTAATTGTTCTTGGATCTCTGCTTCAAACTGTTGTCTTAAAGATTTCCATCCTTCAGATCTTGCAGCTCTATATAATGTGGCTGATGCTACATTATGCTTTTTGATCAATTCTTCTATAGTGTAATGTTTTCTATCACCTGTTTCTGTCTCGCAGCCCTGCACAAATTCAGACTTTATTAAAGTTCTCAATTCAGGAGTTAGTTTCTTTTTGGCTGCTTTCTTAGTCATAGATTCTCACATATTATCATTATTTTTCTAAAAAGAACAACATGGAATATATCCCGATTGGACATATGTATTCCAATATGGTATAATGGTATTAAGATCAATAAAAACAGGAGAACATAAAATGACTAGATCTGCACAAAAACTACCCCAATACTGGGTCTACATAGGGGGCTACAGAATGGTCCAAGCTAAAGTAGGTTATAAGTGGGTGAAATATAAGAGTCCAACTTTGGACCAAAACTTTACTAGGATCAGTAGAGCTAAGTGGGACAAGTGCTATATCCGAACTTTAGAAGAAGCTATAGAAATGAACAATGTCTACAATAGAGCCCGTGAATTAGAGATTCCTCTAATCAAGAAAACCAAAATACTTAAGTCCCATCCTACTAGGAAGTTTGGATGGATGTATAAGTCCTATGAGGATCTCAGAGATGAGGTCCTTTCTCATGATATAAGGAGAGCTGCATAATGCCATTAGAAATAGATAAGAACATTCCACTCATTGAGCTATGTGACCCATTGGGTAGAAAGAGTCATAGGCTTAAGATTGATGATATTTATTGGACCTTGCATGATATGGAGATTGGAGATTCTGTTT